GATCTACACTTACACGACTTTGGCATATTCATAGAGATACATCCAGATGAAGAAGAAAAAGCTATACTAGAGCAGAACATACAAATGTCTCTTAGCGCTCAGAAAATAGATATTGACGACGCTATTGATATTAGAATGGTGAGGAACTCAAAGATCGCTTCACAACTACTTAAGGTTAGGAAGAGAAGGAAAGAGAAGATGGACAACAAGAGGCAGCAAGAAAACATTGCTTTGCAGTCTCAAGCTAACCAACAAGCAGCAGCAGTTGCTGAACAAGGTAAGCAGCAAACCATTATGGCTCAAGGAGAAGTTGACGCTAAGCTTGCGCAGATGAAATCAGAGTTCGAGATGCAGAAAATGCAGCAAGAGTTTCAGTTTAAGTCTCAGCTTATACAGCTTCAAAAAGGAATGGACGCTCAGATTAAGGGCGGAGAGTCTCAGACTCAAATACAGAAAGAGAAGTATAAGGAGGATAGGAAAGACCAGCGCACTGAAAAGCAAGCTAGTCAGCAGTCGAAGCTTATTCAGCAGAGACAGCAAGACTTAAGCCCTATAGACTTTGATGGTTCAGATTCCATTGGGCTAGAGGTCTAAAAAAATAGCATTATATTTGCATAAATTAAATTAAATTCATATGGAAGGAGTAACCTTTAAAGAGCTAGACGGGGAAGGAAACCCTATTGAGCCTCAACAAGTACAGGAAGAAGTGCAGGAAACTGTACAGGAAGAAGTACAAGAAGAAGTACAAGAAGAAGTACAAGAAGAAGTTAAAGAAGAGGTTGTTGAGGAATCTACAGATCTTGATGAGAACAGAATCTTGTCCTACTTTAAAGAAAAATATGATAGAGAGTACACCTCTGTCGAAGATGTTCTTAAACAACCTGAAGAAAAAACTATCCCAGAGGATGTAGCCAAGTACCTAGAGTACAAGCAAGAGACTGGTCGTAGCTTTAATGATTTTCTAAACCTACAAAAGGATTGGAGCGAAGTTAACGACACTGATTTGCTTAAGCAGTACTACAAGGAATCTAAGCCGCACCTTGATGATAGTGAAATAAGTTATTTGTTGGAAGATGATTTCTCTTACGATGTTGAGTTGGATGATGAGAGAGATGTCAAGAAAAAACAAATAGCACTTAAAGAAGAACTTTACAAAGCTAGAAACCACTTTGATGGTTTGAAGGAAAAGTACAAGGCGCCGCTTGAGTCAAGCGATGTTTCAATTCCGGAAGACTACCAGGAGGCTTTTAACTTTTATAGTGAATATAAAGAGAAATCTGAAAGCGAAAAAGATCACCTAGACCAACGGTCTAAGTTCTTTGCTGATAAGACAGACGCTCTATTTGGTGAGGGGTTCAAAGGTTTTGAATTCAACCTCGGCGATAAACAAGCGGTCTTTGAAGTTAAGGATGCGTCTAATGTAAAACAATCACAATCGGATATATCTAATTTCTTTAACAGACACCTAGATGATAATGGCTTTATTAAGGATCCAAAGTCTTACCACAAGGAGATGTTCGCAGCTACAAATGCTGACCAGTTAGCAAAACACTTTTATGAGCAAGGATTATCCGACGCTACTAAAGGACTTGTTAAGGAGACAAAGAATATAGATATGGACGTTAGAACTAATGCACAGACAGACGCAAAAGGACCTAAATTTAGGTTGGTTGATTCGGGACCTGATTTCACAATGAAAATTAAAAAACGTTAAACTTAAAAACAAATAACAAATGTCTGTAACACTAACTGGAGCCGGCGGTGCTTTAACCCCCGCTCCTGCAAAATCAACACTCTCGACTAACTATATCGGGTCAAGCATTGAGTTTACTTCTCAGTACTTACCAGAGGTTTACGAGAAAGAATTCGAGAAATACGGAAACCGTTCTGTATCTTCTTTTTTAAGAATGGTAGGCGCTGAAATGCCTTTTGCTTCTGATGTAATTCAGTGGGCAGAGCAAGGACGTCTACACCTAGCTGTAACAGGTGCTACAAGAAGTGCTGATGTAATTACATCTGCTGGTCACCCGTTCAGATTAAACCAAACAGTTATCGTAACTGATGGTACTGATCAAGACAAAGCGATTGTAACAGCTGTAACAACTGATACATTCACTGTAGCTTCTTACTCTGGTGCTAACTTAGCTGCTGCTATTGCAGCATCTGCATTGAAAGTTTATGCTTTCGGTTCTGAGTTCAAGAAAGGTACTGCTGGAATGGCTGGATCTTTAGAGGCTGCTAAAGACATCAGATCTACTACTCCTATCATCTTGAAGGACAAGTACGAAGTAAACGGTTCTGACATGGCTCAGATCGGATGGATTGAAGTAACAACTGAGAATGGTGCAACTGGATACTTATGGTACCTTAAGTCTGAGCACGAAACAAGATTACGTTTCGAGGATTACTTAGAGACTTCTATGATCGAAGGTCGTCCTGCTGCTACTGGTTCAGGTGCTGCTACTGCTGGTTACAACGGTACTAAAGGTTTATTCTACGAAGTAGAGGACAGAGGTAACGTAGCAACTGGATCTATCGACACTAAGTCTGATATCGAGAACATCATCAAGGTATTAGACAAAGAAGGTGCTATCCAAGAAAACGTAATCTTCAACAACAGAGCTAAATCTTTCGAGATTGACAACGTTCTTGCTGGATTAAACAACTTTGGTTCTTCTGGAGCTTCTTTTGGTTTATTTGACAACGATGAGTCTATGGCTTTATCTTTAGGATTCAAAGGATTCAACTTAGGGTACGACTTCTACAAGACTGACTGGAAATACTTAAACGACCCAACTACAGGTGGACTTACTGCTGGTGTTGATGGTTTAATTGTACCTGTTGGTTCTAAGACTATCTACGATCAAGTATTAGGAAAGAACGCTACAGTTCCTTTCTTACACGTGAAGTACAGAAAGTCAGAAGCAGAAGATAGAAAGTACAAATCATGGGTTGTAGGATCTGCTGGTGGAGCATCTACTAGTGACCTTGACGCTATGCAAGTACACTTCTTATCTGAAAGAGCTCTATGTGTAATGGGAGCAAACAACTTCGTATTATTGAAGTAATAAATACCTAATAATAGAGGGTGGGTTTCGGCTCACCCTTTTTTATTATCTTTGTTTTAAATCAAATTAAATAACAATAAAATGGCAACAAAAAAAGTAGCTACCCAGACTTGGGAGCAAAAAGATAGACTATACGTCTTAAAAGGTGGCGGATCACCTGTTAACTTCATACTCCGATCTAAACACAGTAACAACAAACCATTACAGTACTTTGATGGAAAAATGCAGAGAGCTATGCGCTATGCAACAAATCAAACATCTGTATTCATTGATGACCAGATAGGTGATGCAACATTACCTGCTATCATTTTTGAGAATGGTAAGTTAATGGTAAGAAAAGAAGACATCTTGTTACAAGAGTTTTTATCAATATACCACCCAGACAAGGACAAAGTGTTTGTTGAGTTTGATGGTTCTAAGCTGGCCGAAGAAGAGGTTAAGAACATTGACGCTGAGCTAGACGCTATGCTTTTAGCTAGAGAGATGGAGATAGAAGACTTGGAGGCTGTAGCTAGGGTCGTGCTAAGAAGCGCGGTAACAGATATGAGCTCAAAAGAAATAAGAAGAGATATGCTTAACTACGCTAGGAAAAATCCACAGGAGTTTATAAGCATCTCCAATGATGAGAACATCAAATTAAGAAATGTGGCAATCAGAGCTGTTGAGAATGGAATACTATTCATTCAGGATGACAATGTTACTGTTTGCTGGAACGATAAGAAAAAAGAAAAAATTCTTGTAGCTCCATACGGTGAGAACGTTTATAGCGCACTAGCTAAGTTCTTTAAGACCGACGAAGGTATCACAACGATGCAAGCGATTCTGAATAAGCTATAATACTTATAAGGTTTTACTCTAGAAAGGGGAGCTCAGAAATGATCTCCCTTTTTTTTGTATTTTTGTACCAAAGATTAAGTAATGATAAACAACGTTAGAAACACTGTTTTAACCATTCTCAACAAGGAGAACAGGGGGTATTTGACTCCTGAGCAGTTTAATTCATACGCAAGATATGCGCAGCAAAATATATTTAACCTGTACTTTGCTGAGTACGCTAAGATGGTATCCCTAAAGAATGCCAGAAGACTTGGTGCGGACTACGCGGACAGGGTTAGAGAGATTCAGGCGGTCATTGAAAGGTTTACTACTGTTGCAAGCGTGGCTAAGACCGGTACTGTATACCCTAAGCCTGCTGATATGTTTAAGCCTATTTCTCTTAGGTATAATGGCAATGTTGTTGATGAGGTTTCTATCGGAAAAGAAACATACTTAGACGCTGGTAACCTTAACGGACCAAGCGCAACGTACCCAGTGTTTGTAGACAAGAACAATAGCTTCACACTTAAACCAAGTACTCTAGCAGATAGTTTAGAGTTGGTATACACTAGGAACCCAAGCGAACCTAAGTGGACGTACGAGATGGTTGCTGACAATCCTATTTTTAATCCAAGTGCGGTAGACTACCAAG